GTCTTCATCAGATTCTTCCTCAGTTTCAGAAAGAGAATAAACTTCAGAAAGTTCAGTGTATTGTGCTGACTGATGGTGAGGCAAATCACCTTCCTTATCATATTGAGGTGCAGAGAAAATGGGAAGATGATCCGTATATGGGCACTCGTCGTATGGATCCTGATCAATCATTTATCCGTGATCGTAAGTTAGGAACTACCTATAAAATCGGATATAACTATCACAATTTTACTGATGCTATGATTCGTAATCTGAAGGATAAGTTTCCGACAACAAACTTTATCGGTATTCGTGTTCTTGCTTCTCGGGATGCAAACAATTTTATTCGTCTTTATCAACAATATGGTGATAAAGAATTTGATAAACTTCATTTCGATTGGAAAAAGCAAAAGAGTTTCTGCATTAAAAACTCTGGATATGATGCTTACTTTGGAATGTCTGCAACTGCACTTGCTCAAGATACTGAGTTTGAAGTTGCTGAAAGTGCAACCAAATCTCAAATTAAATCTGCATTTGTTAAATCTCTAAAGACTAAGAAACTAAATAAAAAAGTTCTAGGTGAATTTATTTCTCTCGTAGCCTAATGTATAATCAACAATGGAAAACTGAATATAAGGAAATGAAAAATCTCAAGAAAGAACAAATTGATGTTCTTGAGAATGGTCCAAAGAGTTTGACTCAGGCATGGATGCTGAGTGCAATGCAATATGATTATCGAAGAATGAAACTGGATAGACAATAATAAAAGTGGCACAAGGAGGGTTCAAATGCTCTCCTTTTCTTGTATAATTATTATGTTGAAACAAACCACCACACAACATCATGGCACTCTCTGCTGATTACATTCGCACCTCTCTCCAATCACTTTACGGTAATAACATCACTGCAGCTGATGTTCGTGCCTGGTGTGCAATGAATGAAGGCAACTATCAGACAGTTACTAAAAAAATTGAAAATTTTAAAACTGGTCGTGGCAAATGGAATCTGACTGTGCAAGAAAAACTAGAACAAACCTATCAGGCACCTCCTGCAATGCCTGCTGTTGAGCAAAACCTTATCCCACAAAAAGATGATACCTTCGTCAAGTTTGGTAATTTTGGTGACATTAAAAAAATTATCCAATCCCGCCTATTCTATCCGACTTTTATCACTGGGCTTTCGGGTAATGGTAAGACATTTTCGGTTGAACAAGCGTGTGCTCAACTGAATCGAGAATTGATCCGTGTAAACATTACGATTGAGACTGATGAAGATGATCTCATTGGCGGATTCCGTCTGGTTAATGGTGAAACCGTTTGGCACAATGGTCCAGTCATCGAAGCCCTGGAGCGCGGTGCGATTCTACTGCTTGACGAAATTGACTTGGCTTCCAACAAGATTCTTTGCCTTCAGTCAATCCTGGAAGGAAAAGGAGTCTTTCTGAAGAAGATTGGCAGGCATATCACACCTAAGCAAGGATTTAATGTGATTGCCACTGCAAACACCAAAGGTAAGGGTTCTGATGATGGGCGATTTATTGGCACTAATGTCCTTAATGAGGCATTCCTGGAGCGTTTTCCTGTGACCTTTGAGCAGTCTTATCCTTCTCCTGCAACGGAGCAGAAAATCCTTGAGGGTGTTTCTCTGGACCTTGGCGTGGAAGACCGTGACTTCTGTAAGCGCCTGGTGGACTGGGGCGATATCATTCGTAAGACTTTTTATGATGGTGGTATTGAGGAAATCATCAGCACTCGTCGCCTGGTTCACATTATTCGTGCCTACTCTATCTTCCAGGATAAAGCAAAGGCAATTCAAGTTTGTGTGAACCGTTTTGATGACGAAACCAAGCAAGCATTCCTGGAACTGTATGATAAAGTTGATGCAGATTTCCAAATGCCTGTTGACGAACAGACTCAAAACTGATATACTTTAATGGAGACTTTTATGACTAACATTATGTCTGACAATGATAGTATCACACTTCTTGGTGGTACAAGTGAAACATCAGAAAACGATTGGAATGATTTTTGGAGTGAGGATGGAATTAGTTTGACTGGTAATCCTTATTATTCTTATGATACGATTAAGTTTACTATGAGTGAAAATGAAAATGGAACTCTAGACCTTTCTAAAGAAACTATTTGTGCAGCAGATACTGTTGCAATTCCAAGTTTTGATGAATTTGGAAAGGATTTCGTTACTTTTAATCTAAACAATTCGAATGGATTTTGGAAATATAATGAAGACAAGATTCTGAAAGAAATTAAAGAATACCTTGGAAGCACTTACAAATCTCACTATACTTCTCAAGAATCTAAAACTCAAACACTAGATTTGATTGAAAGTATTGGTGATGCAGAACCTTTCTGTCGCTCCAATGCAATCAAATATCTTTCTCGTTTTGGTAAGAAGAATGGTAAATCAAAGATGGACATTTTGAAGGCAATCCATTATTGTATTCTTCTCTATCACTTCGCTGGCCTTTGTAATGAAAATACGCAACCTTATGAAACTTTCCGATAAAACTCTTTCCGTCCTTAAGAATTTTTCTTCTATTAATCAGTCAATTCTTTTTAGGCAAGGAAACAAACTTCGCACAATTAGTGTGATGAAAAATATTCTTGCGGAAGCAACAATTACCGAAGAATTTCCAAAAGACTTTGGTATCTATGACCTTAATCAATTTCTAAATGGTTTGGGTCTTCACCGAAATCCAGAACTTGATTTTGAAAATGATGGACATGTAATTATCCGTGATGGCAAGATGAAGTCGAAGTACTTCTTTGCGGATCCAAATGTAATTATTGTTCCTCCCGAAAAAGAAATCAATCTTCCTACTGAAGATGTTTGTTTTGAACTTAGCACTGAACAGCTTGATCGACTTCTGAAAGCAGCAGCAGTTTATCAACTTCCTGATATTTCTGCCGTTGGTGAAGCAGGTGTTGTAAAACTAGTTGTTCGTGATAAAAAGAACGAAACATCTAATGACTTCTCTATCGTTGTTGGTGAGACAAACTCTGAGTTTGTTTTCAACTTTAAGGTAGAAAATATCAAGATTCTTCCTGGTACATATGAAGTAGTTGTGTCACAAAAACTTTTGTCACGATTTACCTCTAAGAATCACGATCTGACTTATTATATTGCCATGGAGCCTGATTCAACCTTTAACTGATGAACATATTTGTCACATCACCGTGTCCCACCAAATCTGCCCAGGTATTGCCTGACAAGCATATTGTCAAGATGCCTCTAGAGACCTGTCAGATGCTCTCTATCGTGGCATCAGACAAGTGGGGACATGGATACGGCACTCTTCCCAAGGCAGACGGTACTCCCTATGCCACTGAGAAGGGTGCCTTTCGCAATCATCCCTGCACTAAGTGGGCAGGCGAGTCTGAAGAAAATGCGCGGTGGTTGCTAGTTCATGGATTTGCATTATGTCAAGAGTATGGTGCAAGATATGAAAAAACTCATACTTGCTTTCATACGCTTCTTGCTGCACATGAAATCTTTCCAAATGTGAACTATAGCAATCACACACCATTCGCTAGAGCTATGCCAGAAGAATATAAACTTGATAAAAATATTGATACATTCACTGCATATAAAATGTACATTGCATCTAAATCTTGGGTAAAGGATAACTATCTTCGTTTACCACATCGTAAACCAGAATGGGTCTAATTGTTAAATAGTTTTGCATTTAATGTATAGGATAATGGAAAATTTTATCTCAATTATTTTTAAAATTCTGTCAAATATATTTGGCGGCAGAAGTAAATCAAAACCATCAGAAGATAAGTCAAAATCACCAGAGTTTATTGATGTAAATGTCGACAATCTTGTAAAAAGATCTAAAGAATTAAATCAAAAGTTCTCTGATATTACGATTCCTCCAATGAATCTTGATTGGGTTATTCAACACAGATCTGGTGATAATCCAGAAAGAAGTGTTGATGATGTTATTAATATTGCAGAAAATATTAGACACTATCAAAATTCTGATGGTGGTTGGGGAAAAACTAATAATCTACGAGATGTATTTTCTCCAGAAGATTTGCAAAAAATCTATAATCATACTTTTGATGATGATAGAGACAGAGCAACTAGCGATTTTGATAACTTCTGCACATATGGACATGTTGAATATTTGATTGAGGTTTATCTAATTACTAAAGACAAACTTTTTAAAGAATCAATTCTTCGTGGTGTAAAATATATTCTAAGTGCTCAACATAAGAATGGTTCTTGGGAAAATAAAAATCATCCTGCTATTACTTACAATGATAATGTAGTTCAGGGTGTTTTAAAGTTTCTAAACAAAATTATTGTGAATAAAGATGGAAAGTATAATTTCCTTCAAGAGTTTGTTAGTGATGCTAAAGATGCATATGAAAAAGGTATCGAGTGCATTCTTAAAACTCAAATTATAAGAAATGGTAAAAGAGGTGTTTGGGCTCAACAGCATGATCATGAAACTTTAGAACCAATTTGGGCAAGAAGTTATGAGATGCCAGCATATGTTTCGAAAGAAAGTGTTGCAGTAGTAGAAGTTCTTCAGGAATATTTGGAACAAAATCCGAATAATCAAAGAGTAAAATATGCGATTGACTCTGCAATTCAGTGGTTCAGAGACAATCGTTTACCAGAAGGAAACTGGGCAAGATTTTACGAACTTGATACTTTGAAACCCATTTTCTGTGATAGAGATTCTAAAATCACTTATAATATTGAAGATCTTGGTGATGATAGAAGATATGGATATGGATGGTTCTCTGATCTTCCAGCAAAACTTCTTTGATTTATAATTTATGAATTATGAAAATGGTGATCTTTTCCTTGACAAAGACACATACAAGTTGTATATTTTTGATGTGAATGAATGGTGTGAAATTGTCCAAAAATCTGAATTGAGGAAAATTAATTATGAGTCGTGATGAATTTCTTTGGGTCGAAAAGTATCGCCCCAAAACTATTGAGGATTGCATTCTTCCAGATGCAACTAAAAAAACTTTTCTTGAATTCTTGAAGAAAGGAGAAGTTCCAAATCTTTTATTGGCAGGCCCTGCAGGATGTGGAAAAACTACTGTAGCAAAAGCACTTTGCAATGAATTAGGAGTAGATTTTTATGTCATTAATGGATCCGACGAAGGTAGATTCCTTGATACTGTCAGAAACAATGCGAAGAACTTTGCTTCGACCGTATCGCTTTCGTCAACTGCTAAACACAAAGTCATCATCATTGATGAGGCAGATAATACAACCAATGATGTACAACTCCTCTTACGGGCATTTACTGAGGAATTTGGTGGTAATTGCAGATTCGTCTTCACTTGCAACTACAAAAACAAAATTATTGAACCTCTCCATTCAAGGTGCGCGGTCATTGAGTTTGGAATTAAGGGGAAAGAAAAGGCAAAAATTGCAGCAGGTTTTTTCCAACGCCTTCAAGACATTCTCCAAAAAGAAAAAATCGAGTACGATCAAAAAGTTCTTATTGAACTTATCAACAAACATTTTCCGGATTGGAGGAGAATCCTAAATGAATGTCAAAGGTATTCGTCAGGAGGAGAAATCAACTCGGGAATTCTTGCGACCTTTAGTGATGTAAAGGTTAATGATCTCATCAAAAACCTCAAGGAGAAA